AAATCTATTCTTGGTTGTTAATGCTCTCATGGTTAATCCGTTTACATCTTTTGACAGAGGAGTGACATCATCACTAGCATTTTTATTATCAGATTTTCCTACTCTTTCTTGTTTGGTAGCCATTTGAACTAGAACAGACGACATATAAAGAGGACCAGAACCACCGCTTTGGTTCTTTACTAGAGTTGGATACATGGCACCTGGATTGTCATAAATATGATTTGTAAAAACCACAGGACAGTTTGCTTTTGCTGATGCATGTGTAATTGCTCTCAACATAGATTTCAAAGCTACAGCCCTAGCACCCATATCAGCAGAATCCTTTCCATCCTCAATTACCTTTGCTTCTCTTGCTGAGATTAAATTACCCAAAGAATCAATTGCAAGAAGAACCTTTCCTTGTAGTCCCTTTTCAATAATTGTTTTTAAGAACTTAACGATTTGATTTCTGCAATCTTCTATAATTTCTGTTGGACAGTGTTTAATTTTCTTTGGATCGCAACCAAGACTTATTGCTGTTTCTGGATCAAGAGCATTTTCGGTATCAAAGTAAACAACATGCATACCCTTCTTCTGTGCATTAGCCATAATTTTATTAACCATCAATGTCTTTCCACATGCTTGAGGTCCAGCAAACCCTGTAATTCTTCCTACAGGAATTCCTCCATAAAGAGAACCAGAAATAATAGCATTAAGTGCCATGCAACCAGTATCAATCCATTCTTTAACTGTTGATAATGTATTTTCATTTAAAAATGCAGCATCTGGATTGAGATCATCCAAAACTTTGAATGCATCTTCAATGTATCCTGTGTGTTCATTTTCTTGATTTGTTTCTTTTTTTATTTTTGCCATAGTTGTGTAACATTATAAAGTTTTTTTTAGTAAAAGCAAGAAACAAAAAACCCGACTTTTACATCGGGTTTTTTGTTACCTATTTTATCAACACTAAATTCTACTCATCGAACAACTTAATGACGTCGGGTCCTTTATTTTCAGGAGTTGAGATTCCTTGACCAGACGGAACATAAATATTATTCTTATTGAAAATTTGAGCATACTGAGCCTGTAATCTAAAATCTAATGCCTCAATATCTGTAGTTGTTATTGTATTCTTATTATAAGAAATAACAACATCAGCTTCTTTTTCTGCTAAGAATTCTCTAAAGAACAATGGAAACAATTGAATTGACATTCTATTATCTGGTGTTGGAACCGTGGATAATACCACAGGATTCTTAACATTTATTTTTATTTCATCCTCAGATGAAAGTTCTCCAAGAATTGTTCTTCCTACATAATCGAGAAAGACTGTTAGTTTTTTATTTGTATCACTCATATTAGACTTTATATCTTATATAAGTTTATAAAAAAATCAACAATTTTTTTTATAATTCATCAGAATCTTCTAAAAAAAGAGATGTTATATCTGTTTCATAATTACAAGTAAGAGAAGGGAAATTCCATCCTATACATGAATAAATTCTTTCTAATGGAGGAGATACAGTTTTTTTAAACATCTTTTCGTAATCAGGAACAATATCTTTTTTTATCTCTTCTGGAAATATTTCATTATAAGAAATAACATTTATGTTATATTTGTTTTTAGAAACATAAAAAATTTTAACCTTGTTTCCACTAGAAATTTTTTCATATAAATGTTCTATATTGTAATTTTTCAAAAGATTATTGAAAAATATTGATGCTTTTACATGATTAGGTGTTCCTTTTGGTGTTTTAAAACCAACTGTTCTAGATTCATACTTTGTAATATCTGTAATTTTTTTTCTTGTAGATATTAAATTAGTATCCATTTCTAAAAATTTTTTATATGAATCTATAAAAATGTTATCGGATTCTTTTTTATCTTCTGATAAAATAATAGACTCAACAACATTTCTGATCAAATCCTTAACTTCACCCGACATTGTTGATTTCGCTAATTCGACGCCTTTATAAACAAAAGGTTTTTTTGGTACTGTCCCCTCCTTGTCAATTACATGAAGAATGTACATTTTTTTCTCAAGAAATAATCCTTTATCACAAATTGTTTCTCTTTTAAACACAAACCTTGGATCTATTGAATTATGTTTCTGTTTTGACCAATCAATAATTTCTTTGTTTAAATTTTGATCTATTTCGTCTATTATTTTTTTTGCAATTGGTGTTACATTGTTTTTATTGTCCAGGAGTGATGCGTTTTGATTTTTTAACAGAGGATCTATTGTAAAAAAAATACTATCTGTATCAGAATAAAGATAGACACCGCTTTTTTCACCAGTAAATCCATTTTCTTTCATGTAATCATAAACAATATCAGATGCCTTTTTAATTACAGATTGACCAGTCATTGTTACACTGGCTGAATGATCTATATCATAAAGTGGTGAAAATTTTTGAGCAAAAGTTCCATAAATAGAGTTCAAAACAAGTTTGTAAACATTTTGTTGAGTATCCAAATCTTGGATTTTTTGTTTAATTTTTTGCTTTTCACCCTTTTCGGTTACATCAGAAAGTTTTTTCTGATATTTTTGCATTTCATTTTTGGCATCTACTCTTTGTTTATATAATTTATCAATATAAGAAGGCACTACTCCTTTTGTTTTTTGTGTATATAAAACATCATAATCTGAAATACAAATTTTTTCTTTATCAACTAGTTTTAAAAATTTTTCCTTTGATAAAGAAATTATTTTTCCATTTATTAAATATAATTTGTATTCATTTTCTGTCTTTTCTAAAATTTTTCCTATTTTAGTTTCGGGTGATATATTTAAAGTTATAATAGTGTTTGGATATAGACTATTAGCATCATAACTAACTAATGACTTTTGTAATCCTCTTTCTGGATCATGTACATAACCCCCCACATATTCTTGTTTTTCATGATCTGATTTAAATGTAGGAATCATTTTGCCTTGTAATAATGCTTCGTGCGCGATTGCTCCTGTAATCATCGAAACCTTTCCTGTTGCTTTCTCAAAAGGAATAAATCCTTTATATGACAAGTTTCTAACCAAGTCCAAGTATTTTAATGTTTCTTCGAGTTTTACAAGAAGTCTTACGTCTTGGATGTTGTATCTTACAAAGGTATCCCAATCAGAATTAGCTAATTCTGCTAAATTTCCTGTTCCAAAGTCAATTTTTCCTTCTTTTAATTCTTTTTCTGCAATAAAATTAAGACTATATGATTCAGAATCTCCTCTTGAGAATGCTTTATATATAATCATGTAGTCCAAATTTGAAACTCCTGATATATACCACTTGTCAAATGGCTTGTTATATTTGTTTATAACAACACCTTCTCTACAATACACATTCTGAATAGGAGAAAGTCTGGTATATTCATCTCCTTTAAATTGTTTTATTCTGTTTATTAGATAAGGAACATCGAAAGTTTCTGTATTCCATCCACACATTATATCTGGTGGATCTTTTTCCCAAAATTGAAGAAATTTTTCTAGTAATTCATATTCATTTTCACAAAAGTAATAAATTTCATTTGATTCTTTTGAAGAATATTTCTTTGTACCCCAACTATAATATTTTTTCTTTAATGAATCATAAATTGTTATTAAATTTATAGGGTCTTCTGCCTTAGAAGGTTCTGGAAATCCATTTGGGCTGTAAGTTTCAATGTCCCAAAAGTAGATTTTTAAAGGAAATCCTGATAAATCATTCTTTTTTTCATCCTCTCTGAATGTATTAATTAAAAAATCCTGTTCTACATTCAAATTTTGAAAAATTCTTTTTATAGGGGTTTCATTTACAAACTTATTCCTGTAATAATTGTTTTTAAATGTAAGTTTTTTTAACTGTGTGTTAAAAATAGAAAGTGCATCGTTTTTTTCATTACTTTCAATATATAAACTGGGTTCGTAACTTGTTTCATATTTTACTCTATTGCCGTCTTCATCCCAAGTCCATAAATGAATACAACCTTCTTGGTTATTATATGCTATATTTCGATAAGCCATGATTTGGCTTACATTATCTGATCTTTATTTAGTAAAATCAAGTTCGGATATTGTTCATTTCTTTCTTTTGAACCCCAACCAGTCAAGTAAAGACCTTCGTATAGATCCATATGGTCTTCTAACCACATTGTTTCTGCAAATTCTCTGGCTTTTTTGGATTCTTTCATATAAATGTTCACATCTGATGTCATATGCTCCAAAAGACCAATCAAATCTTTTCCTGACTTAAATTTATTCGGTGACAATTCATACGTACACATGTCTTGGTATGCACCAGGCATTCCAAGAGCACCCGATTCTATCATTTTAATATTACTCTTTGATTTGTTAAAGATGTTATCAATCAATGGTGCAAATGTAACATTGCAATTAGCATCAACCAACCCCTGTGGGTATTCTGGTAACACAGACCAGTCCAAATATTCCATTTCTCCGTTATCTATGAACGGTTTTACTGCTAATGGGTAACAACCCTTCCATACAAACTTAAATTTTTTCCTTGCTTTGATGATTTCGTCCACTACATGATTAAAATCATCTTTCATTCCTGTTCTATTCAATACATCTATATGTGTACCTGATCCAGAATAAAGAACTCTTGGTCTTTTTTTATTTTTCTCAAAGTTTTTAAGAAGTTTTTCTGCATTATATAGCTTATCAAGCCAAAATTTTGGTGCATAATTAGGAATAACTGTTATATTTTTGTTTCCTGTTTTTTCTATATAATAATCTTTCATGAACTGACACGTAACGGTCATTTCATCCATCATTCCTATGATTTCTAGAATATTTTTTACAATCTTATCATCATTAAACGCATCTTTACATCTGTTGTAATCAGGAATGTCTTCTCTGAAGACAATATCATCAACTTCATATAACAATCTAAGACCAAAATCTTTTTTAATCTTATTAAGTTCTTTAATAAAGGCCAATTGATGTTCTGTTGCCTGTCTTTGAAATCTAACAGCCTTTAAAGATTGATAAAACCTAACATCAAGGATCATTTGTGTCATACCAGAGCAAACAGCCTTTTGATAAAAATTTAAAAGATACTCAGGCCATATCATTCTCCAATATCCACAACCACCATAGTCGGCATAATAATTTAAGACTCTAGGAAGATTTGCTTCTGGCATTTCGATAGGTGCTGGTGCTGGAATGTTTACCGGAAAAAGATGGATATAAAAATAATTTAATAAATTATGATTTGTTCCTACAGGCGGGAGTGGAATTTCTTTTCTAACAACAGAAAACCCGTATGTAACTCTTTTATTTAAGTTTTCTTCTTTTTTTATTTTCAATGCCATATTTATATATTATATCAAATATTTTATAAAAATCAAATTACTATTGTTGTTTTACCTTGATTTTTTTGTAGCTGAATTGTGTTATCTATGTTATTCTTAGATACAGCAGAATTATGTGATATAATATACACGGATTCATTGTATTTTTCTGTTTTTTCTCTCAATATTTCTAAAACTTTATTTGCTCCTGCTTCATCCAGAGCAGAATCAAACAATTCATCATACATATTAAGTGAATAATATATACCGGACTGTGATTTTAGTATGTCTTGAAATGTAAAAAGAATAGCTAGGTCTATTCTTTTCCGTTCTCCTCCACTAAAATTAAAATAAGAACATTCTTTTTTGTTCTCATTTGTAATTGTTTCGTCAAAATATTCATCAAAGGTACATGTACAAGGTGCTTCTAATTTTTTAAGATAAAAATTCAATTTATTATTGAAGAAAACAAGAAGTTTTTTAATAATATGTGTCTTAACACCCTCTTCTGAAACAATTAATTTGGAATTTTCTAAAATATTGAGTTGTTTTTGCTGATTTGTTAACTTTTCTTCGAGAGTTTTGATTTCTTTTTCAAATTCTTCTATTTTTTCGATATAGGAAGACTTTTCATTTTGGATTTCGGTTATTGAAATGTTTAGTTCTTCTATTTTTTGACTTAAATTGTTGTTTTCTTGTATAGAAATTTGTAATTTATTAATTTTTGTCTTCAAATCATTGCAAAGAAGTGTTAATTCTGTTTTTTTCTTTGAAGTATTTGTTCTTTCTGTAACTATTTTGTTTTTTTCAGAAATTGCATTGTTAAATTCTTCTTCTTTTTGTTTTATTTGGATTTGTAATTCTTCTATGTGAGTTTTGATTGATTCATCATTCTCATCAGACAATTTCCTTTTACATGTTGGACAATTACCTGTTTTATTTTTAAAAGATTTGATATTTTTTTCAAATGTTTCAATTTCATTTTGGATTCTTGTTTCTACCTTCGTTTTTTCCAATAAAGAATCAGATATTTCTGTTATTTTTTTCTCGATCTTTTGAATTGCTTCATCTGTTTTAGTCAAAGAACTCTCTAATTTTGTTTTTTGGTTTAATAATTCAGTACTTTTGTTTTCTTTGAGTTTATTTTCTGTTTCTTTTATCTTTTCTTGAATTAAATTTATCTTGTTTTGTTTGTTTTCTATTTCTTTTTGCTGTTGTTCTTTTAAAAAAGAAATAGTTCTTTGCTTGTCTGTAAATTGGTTTGTAAAAATATCATATTCTTTCTTAGAATCATTGTAATCTTGTCTAACTTTTGAAAGCATTTCACTAAAAACATTTATTTGAAGAATACTTTCAATAAATTTTCTTTTTTCTACTTTCTTTTGAGCCATAAAAGGAAGAGTGTTGTCCAATGACATTACGATAGAGTTTCTAAACAACTCTTCGTTTGCTCCTATAAGCTCTCTAATAGCTTCGTCTGTTTTTTGAATAGTAGAATATGTTGTGTCTTCTTCTTTCTTGAATAAAGACACCTTGCTTGGATTTAAAGACCTTTCAATCTTATATTCAATTTCATTTTTATCATTATCCGATATAGAAAAAAACAAATCAACTTTACATTTTGAATCGGAATGATTATGTACTATTTTATCTTTTTTAATATCTCTAATAGTATTTCCAAAGATAGACCAATATAAAGCATCTAGAATTGTCGTTTTACCACATCCATTTTTACTGTCTTTGTCATTATTGATACCTGTAATTAAATTAATTCCTTGTTGAAAATTTAAATTTAATTTTTCTTCACCAACTGACAAAAAATTTTGAATCGAAAGATTTTTAAATTTAATTTTTTTCACTAAAAATTATTTTTTTAGAATACCCCAACAAAGTTCCTGTTGTATATACAAACTATAATTCTTTTCTTTCAAAAAAGTATTAACCGCATGTACAACTTCGTGCCAAGCACTACTATAATCATGTCCAGCCAATACACCACCGGATTTTACTTTTGGATACCATGCATCTATATCGTTTTTTACATTTTCATAATCATGTGCTGCGTCTAAAAAAACAAAATCTAAACTATTATCTTCATATAATTTAGAAGCCTCGATAGAGGTATTTCTTATAGGATTTACTACACTTTTTACAGGTTCTATATTTGATAGAAAATTTTCATATAAAGTGTCTTGTAAAATAACTTTTTCGTTTATATGTTCTTCGCTACCTTTCCAAGTATCTACACAGTCAAATTTTATATTCTTATTAGAATTAATAATCTCTACTGCCATATATGCAGCACTTTGACCAAGCCAAGTTCCAACTTCTACGAAATGTGAATTATTAGGATAAAGTAAAACTATATTTCGATATAGTTCTGGAAAAGTAAACCAACCGCTTATATTTTCATATATATGTTTCATAAATTATTTTTTCTTAAAAACTGAAGTGACTGATGTTTTATCATTGGTATAATATATTTTTACATCTAAAATATTTTCTTGAATTGTATGTAAATCTTTTATAAAAAAACTATGATTATTTGAATCATGGATGTTTAATTTTTCCAACAAACACAATGTTGTAGAATCATTCTCTGAACCGTAACCATATGAATAACTAGTATGTAAATCTTCGAGAATGTATATTCCATCTGACTTAAGTCTTGGTAATAAAGTTTCAAGTGATATTTGCTGTTGAGGCATAGTGTGACCTCCATCATCTATAATAATATCAAAGTTTACATTTGAGAATACATTATTAAGAAAATTAATATCTGTTTGATCTCCACATTCTGATAATATTCTATCTTCTGAAAAGCATTTAGATCTATCAAAGTCTATTCCATATATATTGGAATTATAAAAATAATCTTTTAAAGTTCTCAAGGAACCTCCATTAAAAATTCCAATCTCTAAAATATTTAATTTTTTTTCTTTTAATGTAGAAAAATATGTTTCATAAATTTCTGTAAAATGGTGGTATGTTGCTTTATCTGTATTGTAATATAAACCTAGTTCTGTTAATGTTTTCATTTTTTATTTATTTTCTAAGATATTTATGCATTTTTTTATAAAATTATGTGTATTTAATCGTATTTCAAATTGATGATATAATACATCTTGATTTTTGTAAGAGTATGTAGAACCTATTCCAAATTCTCTATCATACCCCAATCTCCACTTTGGACTTTCCACATGTGAAATTTTTAAAAATTTTACTGGTATAGCTCTCTCCTCACAACACCAAGTAATTTCTTCCCCAATATCACTTCTAAATGTTTGATTCAAACAAGGATAATTAATCTCTGAGTATAAAGACACGGGCATGGCTAAACATGCTGGACCAGCATAAATATGATATCGAGGCATACCTGTTTGTTCCATTCCAATTATACACTTTTCTTTTTCTAACTCTTCTAATACTATATTGTAAAAATTTTTAGTTAAGGGGATAGCATCAGCATCAAAAAACATAACATATTTTGACTTGGATGTGTTGAGAATATGTGTTAAAAATTGCCCATGGTTTAAATTATCTTGAATCTGTATTATGGGTAAATCAAATTTATCAAAAATTTGTTTTTGATAAATTAAAACATCTTTTGATAAAGAATTATAAGCGTAAGAATAAGCTTCTATCATATTTTTTTATTTAATATAAAATACAATAATAAAAAGAAAAAGTCAAATTTATTATTATCTAATAGAAGAGTTCCAAATCCCGTCTACGGTTTTTTGTGAAAGAAATGGAGAAGTCCATCCTGATATTAAATTAGTTTTTTTTATTATTTCGTTGTATAAATGGTCTACTGGTAAATTATAATGATAATTTTTTAAAACAATATTAGCAGCTTTTAAAGATATCATATAAGCATGTGTACATCTACTAGTAAATTTGGAGGAAAAATAACAATATTTTCCATTTTCAATCATGCTACTGGGAACATCAAGTAATTTTGTTCCTCCCAACCATAATATATCTGCTTTATTTTCTTTAAACTCTGAAAAACATTTATTAAGATATTCTTGCAAATTATCTATGCTGTTTACATCTATATCATCTTCAAAAATAATAATAGTTTCTATATTCTGTTCAAGCTGATTAATCAATGTATTTTCATGTTTTAATGATAAAGACATTTCTTTTAAAGAAATATTAAAATTTTTGGATGTGTTTAAAATTTCTTCGGGCAAAAATCTTTCTTCCCAGTGTATAGGAAATGTTAATTTATTTTTATCAAAAAAATCTAAAAGAAAAGTTTTTCTGTATTTTAACAAGTTATGATGCAATATATATATTGGTAATTTCATTGATTATAATTAAGTTTTTTTATTATAAAATATATGTCATGCTGTATTCAAAAGTTCCGTTTTTATGGTTTAGGTATTTTATATTTATTTTTTTTTATTAGTTAATAAAATTTTTTCAATATTATATTTTTTTTCTATTGGGTTTTTTGTAAAAAGGTAATGCCATGTATATTCAAATATTCTACTAGTTATATAATTGGATAAATCCGTTTGTTTTATCCAATTATATAAGTATTTATAATAAGACTTATCATATTGCAAAATCAATTCTTTGTTTATTACAAATTGCGCTCCACTATAAAAACCAAATTCATTCTGTTTTGGTAAGTGGTTTTCAAAAAGATACCAATTTTCGTTTATCCAATTTATTCCGTTTGGTTCTATTTTAGAAAATTTATTCATGGTCTGATACCAATCTCTTTTATTAACCGAGAAATAATCATCTAAATCCCAATTAACATTATTTATAATAAAGACGGAATCGAAATCTTGATGAGGCGAATTTAAATGATCATGATAAAATAAAATTTTATCTGGTAATTTATCATACCAATCTATAATAAATTTTAAATACATTGGAATTTCTTGTCCTTTATTAAAATCTATAAAATTTTCATTTTTTATAGATTTAGAATAAACAACAAACGGTACATTTATTTGATTTAACCAATTAATATTTGAATCAAAATGAGATATTAAAACTATTTTTTCCATTGTTTTTTTTAACTATAACAGAATCATCTACCCAAGGCAAATATTTATTTAGTTTACATGGTAAATCTGTTTCATTTTGTAATTTTTTCCAACATTCCAAAGCCCCACTATAATTATAGAAAATTTCTTTAAACTTTAATTGTGATTCTAAAACATAAGCATAATGATTAAATATCCAGTTTTTTTGTTTAGTAAAATTTTTTGTTAAAAAATTTAAACATCCTTTAATTCTCGGTGGTTCGTGGCTTATCCAAAAACTTTTATTTTTTATTTTCCACAATCTGCACCATTCATTTGAGTTGTCTCCATAACAATTTTCTCCAACAGTTAATAGATCAGGACCAACAAAATAATTGCATTTAAAAAGCATTCCATCAAAATCATCATTAGAATCAGAATATTCTAAAACACTTCTTAATGTATCAATATCCCATATTTCATCAACATCAAATTGCATTAAAATACAATCTTCAATTTCATTCATAAATGAATTACACATTTCTACTTTACCATCCCAAAAATTATCTTTTCTTATAACTGTAATATTTTTATCATTACATATTTTGTTTAAAAATTCAAAAGTTCCGTCTACAGATGTATATTCATCAGAATAAAAATCCTTAGATATATTTTTACACCAACCAGTATCTAGTATTGGTTTAGTAACTCCTTCTATTATATACCAATGATCAAATACTTTAGGTATAATATTATATTGCCTTTCTATAAAAGGCATACCATTTAGAACTATAGTAAATGCTATTTTTTTCACTGTATTGTCCAATTATTTTTTAAAACAGGAGTTCTTAATTTATCTGATCTTAATAAGAAGATTTTTTTATTATGCAAATTTAATTGTTCAACTAAATTTGCAAAACAACTATCAAACATCACAAGTTTTTTTGCGTTTTGTAATATTTTTATCCAATCAAATATGGAGTCTGTCTTTTGTGTAATATCTATTATTTGATAATCAAACGGATTTTCTATTGTGATTTCTTTCCTTCCATCTGAACCTTCCAAGTGCATTGCTACATAATCTTTTTTTACTAGTTGTTGATATAATATATCTTCGTTTATATAGTTTCTTTGAATTTCCAATGTCCATTTTTTTGAAAATGGAACATTTGCTAATTCATATCTAAATTCATCGAAAGGGTTATTTTGATTTAAAAATCTTCTAGTATTTTCGTTATGCCAACTATTAGGACTCGTAAAAGATAAATCTATTATTTCACAGTTTAAATTATTTAAAATATGAATACTGTTTTGTATACAATTGTTTATAGATATTGGTATAAAATTTACATAATTTACATAATTTGTAAAATTTTTTATGTAAAAATCGTATATTGGCCAATATATCTCATAACCCATATCAAAATAATGCTTTGCGATAGGCAAACATATTATTATGTCACCTATTTTACCTGGTAAAATAATCCCCCCTTTCTTCATTTTTTATAATTTCCGTATTCGTCTCGTATATTTAAGAATGCACTATTATATTTTCCAGTCTCTGACCCTTGTTTTAATTCTAAACCAGACCATAAACATCTAATATTAAGATATGGAATAATTTGATTAAAAATAATATCAATAGCATGAAAATTTATCATACAGTCTATTAATTTCTGTGTACATTTTATATTAACAATATAAGCATTGCAACTCTTAGTTCCATAAGTTTTATCGTAATATAAAAGAGTTGGAGGTTTTAAATCTTTAGGTTTTAATTCACAACAAGAACCCAAGAAAGCTATGTCTCCATTTAAATTAACAAATTCTTCTGATGCTTGATTTAAATATTTAATTAAATGTGTATATTCTAAATCCAAGTCATCCTCTAAAATTAAAATATTATTATAATTATTTTTTAACTGTTGCTCGAAACAATAAACATGAGACATATTAACTGCTAAAACCCTTTTATTTATATTAAAAGGGTTTTTTAATTTTTTCATACTTTCTTCGTCTTGATATAATTCAACCCATTCTACTTTATCTGTTAAATTAAATTCATCAAACTTTGAAATTAAATATTGTTTTCTTTCAGTTAAAGTTTTTAAATGAATTACATATATTTTTTCATAAAAATATGATAATTTCATGACATCATATATTTTCCAAAATGTTCTTTTTCTATTTGTTTTTCGTTTGGATATAATTCAAACATATCAAATCCACTTGGTCTTTTTATTAAAATATTGTGATAATACCATCCCCAAGGTTCTGTTATTTCTTTCTGTTCTGATTCGTATAATTTTGTATTATACGAATTTTCTGGAGAAGGATGTCCAGAACCCCAACCATGATGTATATGAGCTATTTGAACAGGGTAATGGTTAATTATAGGATCGTTTTGACCATACT